CCAGTTCTCGTGTGTCTTCAATATCCATGCTATTTGATCTCGTGATGTGGGGTTTAGTTGTTTGAGTTTGGTAAAGGTGCATCCTTGTACGTACCCTTGTGTCCTGTTATTTCGCTTAGGAGTGAACAACGGTCCGCTAACGAAAGCGTATTTCCCTCGTAGTATTTCAGTAGTTTTTTCCAGTTCTCCTCTGAGAGTTTGTTCAAGTTCCCGTGCAGAGCTTTCGTCAAAGTACCATCCATGTTGTTCTTGTTGTTGTAATATGTGTGCGACCTGATGTTCTAATTCAACCCAGTCAGGTAAGGTTGGAAATGATGGCATAGTTCCCTCGTAACAATAGTATCTTGTTCGCAGTAATCTTCCATCTCTTTGCTCCATTCTATCCAATCAGATGTCTCTCCAAAGTTCCCTTTGTATTCACCTAATCGGTAGCCGTAGGATTCTAAAGAGTGGCGTCCATACAGCTTTGGTGGCATACCATTGACCTGTGCTTTGCGATCTACGTCAAGCATATCAGGGTGGTACAACCTAGATAACAATAGTGTATCTACAATGCGACCCTTCGGTTCAAAGAAAGGATAGCATTCTTTTATCACTGGTATATCAAATCCAATGATGTTATGTCCAATAATCGTATCAGCGTCCATAAGTGTGGTAACTGCTCTAGTTATTGGTTCTCCAGTACCAGTATCGTTGTATCTGGTGATCTCTCCAGTATCATAGTCTAACGTAACTATGCAATGGATCTCAGTCCTCTCTGCGTCTAGAGGTGTTGTCTCTATGTCGAACAGGAGGGTAATAGGTTTTGTCTTTAAATTGTGCGTGTTCAATGTCTCTCTCCGTTGGTGGTTCGGGTCTGATTAGCCTAGAAGTCGGTGGTTGCATCGAACTCAGGCTCGGGATCTTTCGTAGTTTCATAAAATTGGCATGATGATAGGTCGTAAGTTAGTCTCGTTGCGACTCCAGTCTGCCCAGAATATCTGTTTTTAAGAACTCTAATAGTTGTAACGTTGTTTGCATCTTGGCTTTGCTGGTCTCTCTCCAGAGCGATGACTGAATCGCTGATCTGAGAGATCGAATGAGAGCCTCGTAGTTGTCCGAGGGATACACGTCCTCCCTCCTCGTGCGAATTATTGTCACTGCTGCTCCTCCGTAAGTGTGATACTAAAAATAATGTTATACCGGTTCGTTCGACTAAGCTTCGCAACCTAGTCATGGTGGTATCTATCATCCTTCGTTCGTCACCGTCAAGTCCTGACAGTAATATACTGAGGTGGTCTAGGAATATAATACGACACTCCAGTCCACTGGCAAGGTATTCGATCCTATTGTAAATAACATCTGGGTCAAACGAACCAAAACCATCAAACAAATAGAGATGCCAATTAGCAATCGTATTGTTAAATGCGTCTGTGAGTTCATCGGTGTCATGTTCTCCTATATGATAAGCTTTACCGTTGGCATTCGACATAAGGCCGAGTGCAGATCTTTTATTAGATTCTTCTAGAGCTAAGTAGCCTACCCTCTCGCCTTTATTGAGAAGATCAACAGCTAATGCTCTGACAAGACTGGACTTACCACTGCCGGTTCCGGCGGTAAGTGTTGTCAGTTCACCATATCTGATACCTTGAACCATCTTGTTAAGACCTTCAAAGGGATATAGGTGATCATAATCTTTTGTTGGTTGAGTGACTAACTCAAGTAAGTCTTTACCCTCGATTATTCCGTCGGGGGTGTAGGGCTTTGCATCCCAGATTGCTCGTCGGATTGCTTCACAATCACCGTTTTGTAGAGCATCGCTTGCATCTTTGTAGCCAGAGAGTCGAGCAATCTTAGCACGACCGGCTGGGAGTATGCTCGCGGCAGATTCAACGGCCTCACGCCCCGCGTCGTCGCTGTCGAAGAACAGGACGATCTCTTGGTAGCCCTGCAAGAAGGGTATGACTTTTTGTAAGTCTTTTCTTGCTGCTGCCGCACCATGAGGTAAGCTGACCATTGGCCAACCTGACATAACTTCGTAACAACTGGCAGCATCTAGCTCTCCTTCTGTGATGACGATTCGCTTTCCTGATGTGGGAAAGAGGTGCTGTCCGAAGAGAGTGCCTGATGTAAGTCCTTCGTAGTGAAAGTCTTTTGATTTAGTTTTGATTTTGAATCCAACAACCTGTCCATGCTCATCAAAATATGGGAAGCGTAAGGTATTTCCATACCGATAGATGCGATAGAAGGAGTTGGTCTTCTCGCTGATTCTTCGCTTGTGCAGCTGTTCAGCTGATCCGAGGAATTGTACATGTGTGTTCATTCTGTAAGGTGGTCTGTCCCCTTCTGCAGGGGTGTACGTTTGGCACGAAAAACAGTACGTGTGGCCGTCAGAGTAACGCGAGTTAGCGTCTGACGAACCACAGTTATCGCATGGTTCATGTGCCACAAATTCTGATTCTGTGTTCATGTTAGCCAATCAATAGGTATTGCGTGTACTGCTGCCCACTTGATGCCATGCTTCTCACACCATTGGGCATATGTGGTTTTAGATTTCTTTGAGATTCTATTGAAGGGTGCTTGGAATACCATGCGTAAGTCTATATCTGGATTATCTCTAACAACAGCTAGTATCTTACGTCTGTCTTGTGCATCCCAAAAACCTTTAGTCTCTAGCATGATACCATTAGGTAAGATGAAGTCAGGATTGTAGTGGTGCATAATAACATATGCAACCTTATGCGTCTCATACTCATAGGGTACGCCTATCGTAGTGAGTAGGTCAGCAACCTGTTCTTCTAACTTAGACCTAAAAGTCTTCTTCTTCATCAGGTTCTTCTGGTATTGGTGGCTTAGGAAGTGTCTCCGTAGGAGTTCTGAAGCCTTCAGTCTTACCGAAGAGATCTGCTACGTCAGCGTCATCCATTGTATCTGTATCAACACCAGCTCCTTCTTTTATTGCGATAACCTGTACGCCAAGTAACTTAAGAGAACTTCCGTAGGTAACGCCATCCTTGAGGATGTAAGGCTTCTGAAAGAAACCAAGTTTAACTGTAGATCCGCCATATAGTGGTGTCTTCGCATCTGTAACGGGTGTTCCCTCGGTGTCAACGACGCCGGGTCTTCTGTCCTCTCCCCATGAGAACTTAATTTTATACTTACCATCTGCTACCTCCTCCCATGGTGTGGGTTTTAGTGTGGCTCGTTTAGGGTTCTTGAGTTTACTTTGTGCCCACCCAAGCAGGGCTTCTCTTTCTAGTTCTAAGGCATCGATTATACTCTCGCCTACAATAGCAGACAATGAGTAACCGAACTTGCCCGGTTCCAGTATGGCTTGGAAGCCTTCTAGTTGTATCTCGTCAGTAACGTGTACGTTCTTTGTCATAATTAACAGAAAAAATAAGTGGATTCTATCACCGACTCTGGTTGTAAGTCACCTATGATCGGTGGTGCAGTCTTTGCCTGTATCTGACGGGCAAAGTCATTGAGATAGTCATGCTCCGCAAACAGGTGCATGTACGTCTCTCTTATTATAGCAGATAATTCATCCATATCGCAAGCCCTGCTTAACACACTGTCATGTATCAACGCTATCGGATGGTCAAATCGTTGTACTCCAAGGTGTAACAAGCTTGCATCAAGACTATGAATTAGATTGGGTGCAGTCGCAGCTTTATGTCTGGACATATCTACTTCATCTGAGTCTTCTGTGGCAACGGACAACTGGCATCGACCAAGGAGTTGTAGATCTAATCTCTCTACTCTCTTCTTGAAGATACGTTGTCTAACAACAAAACCGGAGGGTGTACACCATTCTACGAACTTAGCTCCTCGCTTCAGCTTTGCTGCTACCTCTGTCTCTATCCATTTCATAACTGACATCGGGCCGGGCACGATCATGTGCATAGCTTGACGTACGGTATGAACTATCTGTGTGAGGTCATCTTTATGTATATCTATACCCTTCTCTTTCAAAGCATCTTTGATGTATGACCTATTCGAGAAAGGCTTTGCATTGTAAGGAATTGTCATAACTGTGCGTTTCACACATTTACGATCCCATACAGGGTGCAAGTTAGTTGGTATTCCTAAGCTTAGTGCTGTCTCTGCAACCTTTGCATATGCATCTTGTGGTTTATTAGAGGGAACTACGTTGACTAACTTAGCTGTGGACTTATCCCTTGCTAGACCAGCTAGGATCTGTAATCCTGAGCATGTAGCGTCAGTTGCCACGGGCAGTGATGTTGTGTGTCTATCACGTGCAATGCAACAATGATAGTATTCTTCACAACTAGCAAGGAATTGCCACGGTTCTTCTGCTGCTTCCCACTCAGCAAGGAAAGCGATTGGGTTAGTAGCTATAGCTGAGACAAGTGAGACACTATCTCGTGTCCACTCTAACCTTTCGTCCATTGTAGCTTTGTCTAGACCATAACAGGTAGCTACTTGAAATGCTAACCACTTCTCAACTGAGTCAGCGGGTGCTTCATCAGCGAAGTTAAGCAAACTTTTTCCAAAGTCTGTGTCTTGAGGTGTCAAGAACGCAGGGATTGGGTATGCACGACCACGATAGTCAAACGACCAAGGTATATAGAACTCTCTGTTCCTATAACGTCGTACTGCTTCCATGGTCATGCGTGTGCGACAGGATCTCTTGAACTCTGCTGCTCGCATATTCATTACCTCTGCCGCTTCCCTTCTATATTTCTTTCTAGCTTCCTTGTTTTCAGCTATGTCGAAAGGCTTTGGTGGCAGTTCGTAATCTATTATAGGTAGAAACTTACCCACACTTATCCCTCTGTCTTCTAACAGCGTAGCGACATTGACTACGAACGGGTTTAACCGATATTTTACCTGTTGTATTTTGTTGAGAAAAGCAATGGGTATTTCTCCCTGTATACGGGAGGGATCGCCACGTCGAACTAAGTCGTGGCCTTGCATTAGCTCATTGAGTACATATCCACCAGCTGTGTCATTTGTCCAGTCTTTCGGTGGTATTAACATAGGCCATGCTAACGGACTAAATATCTCAGCATTTGCCATGATCTCATCCTTGATGTCCATAAACTCAGCGGTCGGTGCAATAAACACCTGAGTCTTACGTCCCGTACGTTGTCGTTGTTTGTAAAACCAACCACTAACTTGCATGATACAGTCTAGTAACCAACCACCTAGCTTGATACGTACTGATCGAGTCCATGGTGTCCATGACTTGACATTGTATCTGTTCATCAACGTCTTGATAACAGTCAGCTTTTGCTGTGTACCTATAGCTTTATGCCAGTAGTTCTCTTTGAGTACAGCTAGCAGGCCGGGTGCGTTCTGTTCGTAATGTCTCATCTGACACTCATCCTCGATAGCTCTGCCTATAGCTTCACATATATTAGTTGCTATGTTACAACCTTCTTTGTAACCAAACACTTTGTCAAATGTTATCTTACACGCTATGGCTGCAGCTGCAAGCGGTTCGATAGTTGCTAAGTATATGTGTATATCCTTGAAGGCTGCACCGTACTTGCCTTGATGTATCTTCTGATTAGTCGACATAATCTGATCAACAACAAGCGGCAGTAATGTTTCTACTGATGCAATGCCATACAAACTAGCAGACGC